CTGTAAAGCCGAACTTTGGTAACAATGAAGAACTGCCTGTTCTGGAAAACGTAAAGATCACCATTGAAGTTGATATTACGGGTTCAGGTACTCCAGGCACGGTGCCACCGCTGGCCGACTACCTGCGTGCTTGCTGCATGTCACAAACAATCTTGAGTACCGCCGTTACAGGTACTGCGACTGCTGGCAGCATCAACGGCATCACATTGGCAGCAGGCGCTTCGGCGGTCAACAATGCCTACGCAGGCTTGACGATTACCATCGACAGTGGCGCTGGCAGTGGTCAAAAGGCCGTTATTAAATCGTATGACGGCACCACAAAAGCGGCGGTGTTCACAACCACACTAGATGTGGCGGTCGATAACACTAGCGTGTACACGATTCCAAAGCAGGTCATTTATCGCCGAATCACCGACGACTACGAGTCGATGACTTCGTATGTGTTCATTGGCAATAAGGTGAAACACAAAGTGACCGGTGCGCGTGGTACCGCGTCTTTCATGTTCCCATACAAAAAGACGCCCACAGCAAAATTCACTTTTACAGGCTGCTATAACCCGGTGGTCGATGCACCAGCACCAGCCATTACCATGTCTGGTCGTAAAAAGCCGGTCGCGTGCAATGCAAAAAATACGAAGGCAATTCGTCTGCATTCTTACAGCGGCGTCATCATGGCTGACGTAAGTATCGATTTGGGCAACGAAATTGTTTTCCGCTCCTTACCTGGCGGTAGTGATGAGGTCTTGATTGTCGACAGCAAACCAAGCGGTTCGCTGACTCAGCAAGCAACAACGGTGGCGGATAAGGATTGGTTCGAGGCGATCCGTAATGTTGACGTTGGTGCCTTCTCGTTTATGCACGGCACTGAGCTGGGCAACATCGTGAAGGTAGATGCTTGTCGTACTCAACTCACCAAACCTGCTTATGGTGAGTCGGATGGTGCGGTTACCTTGCAAACCAAGATGAATATTTTGCCAGATGTCGGCAATGACGAAATTATCTTGACCTTCTTGTAGTCGAAAAACATTACGCAGTTCAAACGCAAAGTCGGGCATTTTTGCCCGACTTTTTTATTGCCTTTTCTATTTTGGAGTAGTAACCATGTTTATCGTAAAAGAAACGATTGAAGAAACGATTGATTGGCCAGTGGTAGTCGAAATGCCAGTGGCTGGTGGCAAGAACAGAAAATTTGAGTTCACTGGAACATTCCGTCGTCTAAGCGATGACGAGAAAAAAGAGATTGAAAAAGAAGTCGAAGCCATTCAAGCGCAGAGCGAAAAATAAGAATGGATCGACGGCTATGTCTTGAAGACAATGAAGATCATGACTAATTGGCGCGATGTCGTTGATGTGAACAGGCAACCGCTGGAATACACCAGCGAAAACCTAAAGAAGACGATTATGTCTCCATCTGGTATGGCTGTTATTAACGCAATTTATCGTGCGATGACGCAAATCGAGTCAGGCGTCAAAGCAAAAAACTAGAAGAGGCCGCGCGTCATTGGGCGCGCGGCAAACAAACTAATAGGCAAGACAACGACACATTACGGGATGAACTCAGCGAACTAGGAATCAGCGAAGAGGATGCAGCAGATTGGCTAGATAGCGAAGAGGATGACGACGATGATTTCTATGTTTATCCCGACAACGTCCTAGCAGTGCGTGTTTTTCTGGCGCTGGGAACGCAATGGATTGTGACCGAAGGCCTTAATGGTTTGCGCTATCACGGCATCAACTATCAAGCGTTAGGCGAGATCTGGCAGCGTTTGAAAGTCAAAAAGAAGGATAGGGATCGAGTATTTGATCAGTTAGTGCGGATGGAATACGCGGCGCTACCTGTCCGCAATCAGTCTCAAAAAAAGTAAGTGTGTCAAAGAAAGCGAACCTGCGTAAGTCGGTTCGCTTTTTTTCATTGAAAGTGAAAACTATGGCTACCAGTACGAAACTAGGATCGCTAGTCGTTGATGTCGATGGCGATGTCTCAGGGCTAAGAGCCGAGATGCGTGCAGCCGTTGGTGTCTTGCAAAGTACAGCGAACGACTTTCAGGCGCGTTCGGATGCGATGCGTAATGGCTTAGAAACCGTACTCAATCCCATCAAATCAATCACAGATAGGCTCGGCCCACTCGCCGCTGGCTTCGGCACAATCCTGAGCCTTAATGCCTTTGGTTCAATGGTAAAAGAAGCCACCGACGCGGCAGAGAAGTTACATGACCTTGCCTCGCAAACTGGCGTAACGGTCGAAGCATTGTCTGCACTAGAAGAAATCGGCAAGTACACCGACACCAGCCTCGACACAATTGCGTCGACAATGAATAAGCTGTCGAAAAACAGCGCTGTCATGACTGAGGAAGGCAAAGGCGCTGGCGCGGCTTTAAAAGCGCTCGGCATTGATTTTGATAGCTTCCGCAATATGTCACCAGATGAACAAATGATGACGATTGCCAAGGCAATGGAAAACGTCTCAGATGGCGGTGGCAAGTCAGCAGCAGCGATGGCCTTGATGGGCAAGGAAGGTGCAGCGCTCATTCCGTTTATGAAGGACTTGGCAGCGACAGGCGAATTGCAAGCCACTGTCACCAAAGAACAAGCTGCGATGGCAGACACCTTTAACGACAACATGACGCGTATTCAAGTGACGGGCGAGTCATGGAAAAAGCAATTGTCTATGTCACTTTTGCCCGTGATGGGCGAGTTGACCGATGCGTGGATTAGTGCGACCAACGAATCTGATGGTCTGGGCGCATCAATCAAGCGCAATGCAGCCGATGGTACGTTTGCTGAATGGGCGCGTATTGCTGTCACTGGCGTCACTTATCTGATCGATGCAGGACAAGGGTTGCTGTCCCTATTACCGATCATCGGCAAGGGCATCGCAGGAATGGCCGCGATGGGTTCTGCTGCCTTTGGCGCAATTTATGATGCGTATGTAAAGATTAAAGAAGGCGATTTAAGTGGTGCGTGGGAAGAATTAAAGTCGGGTGCGAACGAAGTTAGAACGATTGCATCAGCAACAGGCGAAGATATTTCTAATATCTGGAACCAAGAACTGCTTGGCGAAAAAATTCGCAAAGGCATGGCCGATGTGCGCAATGCTAAAAAAGAACTTGCCGCAGAAGACAAAAAATTGACTTTAAATGCAAGTGATTTTGATGATGGAGAGAACGATAAAAAGGCTGCCAAAGCCGCAAAAGACCGCGTTGCTGCGTACGCAAACTTGATCAAATCGATTAATGAAAAAAGCGAAGCGCTTACGCTAGAACTGCAATCGGAGCAGGACTTAACCGAAGGGCAAAAAGTTGCTGTGCGCGTGATGTCTGATGTGCGCGATGGCACGCTCAAGCTGACGGACGCTGAAAAAACGCAATTGGGATTGACGCTAGAACGCTATCTCGCACAAGAGCAATTGACACTGGCGCACAAGCAAATGATTGGTCTAAGTGCCGGCCTAGCAAAAGCTGGCGATGATCAACTTAAAAGTCTTGATGCACAGATTGAAGCGGCAAGAAAAAACAACGAAGAGCTAGGTCTAAGCAAGACGCAGATTGATCAACTGAGCATATCAAAACTCAATCTCGCTGCCGCTAGTGACGAAGAGTTAGCAGCAAACATGCGCTCCGCAGCAGAATATGCGGGTGATTTGAAAGACGCTTATTTGAGCTATGCAGATAGCTTAGATCAAGCGGCAATCAAAAAGCGTGCGCTTTCTCAGCTCAAGTTAGATGGCCTAGACAAGCAGGCATCGATTGATGAGTCGAATCGCGCATTGCAAGAGCAACTCGGCATATGGGAATCCATCGACCGCACTGCCCACGATACCTTCATCAGCATGTGGGATAGTGGAAAGGATACAGCGCAGCGCCTCAAAGATACGTTTAAAAACATCTTCTTCGACTATCTGTATCAGATGGGCAAGAAGGCGATAGTCAACGTGGCGCTTGGCGTGAGCATGACCGCATCAGGCTCAGCAATGGCAAGCGATGCGAATCCATTGGCGATGGGCAAATCTATTTATGATGGCTTTAGCTTGGCTGCTTCGGCAGGGGCTGGCGTTACTGCAATTGGCAATTTGTTGGGGTCAAGTGCGATTAGTGCATTTGGTGCAGGCATGGGACTTTCGAGCAGTGCTGCTGGTGCTGCAGCAGGGGCATATAGTGCCGCTGGTATGGGGGGTACTGCCTCGGCAATATCTGCTGGTTCAGTAGTGGGGGCAGCTTTGCCTTGGGTTGCTGGTGCTGCTTTGCTTTACAAGGGCTTGTCGATGGGCGACAAGCAGCTTGGAGGTCAAACAGTCACTGGCACGCTCGGCACAGACAATCTCATGCGCAACCAGTCGTGGACGCAGGACGGTGGATTGTTCCGGTCTGATCGATCTGGCGTGTGGTCGTATGGATTGAAAGATTCGACAGCGATTCAAGACGGCAAATCTTATGTCGATGCGAAGAGTCGAGATAGCGACAAAGCGCTGCTCCAAATGCTCAATGGTAGTTACGACGCGGTCAAAGCGGCATCGACCGAATTTGCCAAAGTGCTTGGTCTAAATGCAGAGTCAATCGGTAAACGTAACGATGCGCTCAATCTCACGCTGGGTAAAACGCAAGAAGAGAACGACAAGGCAATCGCTGCTGTGTTTGGCGGTATTGCTGATGCGATCGCGGTGGATCTCATCCCAGAGATCGCGGCATTACGCAAAGAGGGTGAATCATCAGCTGGCACGCTGGCACGTCTAGCGGGTGGTTTGCAGGGCGTGAACAACGAGATCGATGCGATGGGCTTCGACAAATTTGCGGCGAATCTCGGCGGTGCGAACTCTGCGCAAAAATTGCTCGATGCGACTGGTGGTATTGAAAAATTCAGCGCTGGTGCTGCGTTCTTCACTGAAAACTTCTTGTCTGAATCCGAGAAGATAAAACCAAGTATCGATACCGTGGCATCGACACTGGCATCGCTCGGCATGAGCAATTTGAAGTCGGTCGAAGATTTCAAATTGGCGGTTGTTGGTGGTGTCGATGCCAATGGCAATCTGATTAAAGCGCTCGATTTGACATCGGATGCAGGTGTGCAGACGTATGCAAAATTGATGGATATCGCCCCGGCATTTAAAGCGGTGGCGGATTACACCGAAGCGCTCAATGAAAAGTTGGCAGCGACCAATCAGGGCATACAAGATCAGATCGATGCTTTGACAAAAGCCGGTCTCTCGCTAGAGAAGCAGCGCGAGCTAGAAACCGTTGGCGTGGATGAATCGACAAGAGCGTTATACAAGCGTCTGTATGCACTGCAGGATGAAGCATCTGCATTGGCATCCGCGAAGGCTGCTGCCGATAAGCTTGCAGCAACCAACGAAGGCTTAGAGCAGCAGATCGCATCACTGATCAATGCAGGGCTCTCGTTAGAGAAACAGCGTGAGCTAGAAACTGCCGGCGTCGATGAGACCACTAGAGCGTTGTACAAGCGTCTGTATGCACTGCAAGACGAAGCGGCGGCATCGTTGTTGGCAAAAGAAGCTGCAGATAAATTAGCGGCGACAAATGAGGGATTG